ATATGCCGTTGTTCCACTTGTTGCGGGTGCATTTGCATTAGTAACCGTAACCCCGCCCGCTGTGTAACCCGTTCCTGACGTATTTGTAACTTCATTGGTTGCCGAGTAAGCCGTGGTTGCCGCACCCACACTACCCGTTGCAAAGTACAAAGCCGCTTTAAAGGTGTTTCCCGTGCTAGGCGTGAAATTGTGCGTTCCCGTAAACAATTCGCCCTTGAAACTTGTACACATTGCCGTTGTATTTGCCATTTTGATTCCTTAAAAAGATGAAGCAGCGCCATCTGCAAGAGCCGCGTGTTTGAGTTTTACATGAACCGAGCGATGGACTAATTCACCATCTAACCAATATTCAACCCACTCGATTGTCTCCGTGTTGGTGTCAGATTGACCTTCTTGCTTCTCAAGCAAGGATTCATCCATCTGACCTTTAGTGGTTTCAATCATTTAATCACCTCCATGCCCACGGCTTTACCGTCAGGGCCACGCACGATTCTCTTTGGCGCTGAGATCAAATCAGCCACGTTTTTCATTACTTGCGTATTGTCGTTCTGATTCTTCAACATTTCTTGCATTGTTCCAACGCTATTATTGTGGCTTTGCATGACTTGTTGGTGTGAATTGTTCACCGTGTTCATCATTGCCTCAATCATGCCTCGCAAGTCTTGATTCAATGTAGCGTGCATCTGTTGCTGCGCATCCATATCTTCCGGCAATATAGACGCTGAGTGACTAATCTGAGCCACACGAATCTTGGTGTTGGCATCCAACTCCGCTTTGAAGCGTTCCATTTGTTGCTCACGCTCAAGTTTTGCACTTTCAAGTTGAGCCGTGAATTGTTGTTGTTGCGCATCGGCTTGGAGTTTGGCTTGTTGCAATTGAGCCTCAAACTGAGCTTTAGCTTGTGCAACTTGCATATCGGCCTGAACCCGCATTTGGTCAGATTGTTGTTGCGCTTGCAACTTCATCATCTCTGGATTGGGTTTAGGTTGTTGCGGTTGAGCCATCTTTTCTTTGATTTGGTCAAGAGCTTGGTCAATAACGCCCTCAAGTTGTTGTGATGATTTAAACGCACTTACGCCAAACTTCATAATTTCCATCAATACGGGGGTCATTTCGGGGCTTGCTTGTGCAACTGGCATGGCTTGTTGTAAGAATCCCGCAAACGCACCAATGAACTCGGTTCGCTCACGTTTTATTGCCGTTTCATCCAATTGAACCAAACTATCTGCCGCCACTTCAATCCTAAAGTTACGCAATGGCTTGTCTTTAATCAACGCCAAAGCCTGTGGAATCATTTGTTGATCCACGGGCTGCATTTGGCTTGCGCCCGCATACATCAATATGGTTTGCGGTTGAAACTTGGTGCAAATGATCTGTGCCTTGAGCCTAATCAAGTCAGAGGCAAACAAAGCCACTTCCTCTTGCATAGAACGCAATCTAAGGCTCGCAAATTGACCTTTGATTTGTTGGGCGGTAGCGGTTTCATTTGCTTGTGACGCACCCCTTAAAATGTCCGACAAACCCGTGATTTCATAGATTTGTTGTTTGATTTCTTGTCTTGCTCGGTAACATTGAAGCAAAGCATTAGCCAAAGTATCCAAAGGCAAAAGGTCAATAGCACCCTTTAAACCGCCTTTTTCACTAAATGCCATCCATTTATCAACGGGAATCAATGAGTTGTTGTCACCCTCGGTTAACAATCGTTGCAATGCGGGAACGCTTGAATCGTAAACACCCCGAACACGCAAAGACTTGACCAAACCATCAATTCGGTCACTCAAGATGTCCAATTCGTTGGCTTGGTCTTGATAAAGTACGAAATCAGGCACAGGAACAAGGCTATCGCTTGTCATCGTTGCATACAAAGGCTTGCAGCATGGGAAAAATTGCTCTAACTCTAACGGGTCATCCCGTACATCAATGAATTTGTTGCCTTGCTTGTTGAACCAATAAACCTTGGCGGTTTCTTTGTCCCATAACTCGCAAATCTTTGCCCGTGTGTATTCTTTTTGATTGCTTGCATAGTTGGACAAAGGATCGGGGCCGCTATCCAAGGGGATATTGCGTGCGGCTTCCTCACCAAAGCGCTCAACTAAGGCATCTTTGGTCATATAGACCCAACGCCAAACTTGGGTTACTTCCTCCCATGTACGGGCAACGCTGTGACCAAAATCAGCCCAATGGACGTAATCGGTAGGTGCGCACTCATACTCAATTTGTTCCATCGGCTCAATTTGACCCGCGGTGTAGTCTTGCGTTTCTGCCTCGTCCGTATCTTCCGTGACTTGCAAGCCATCATCGTTTTCGGGGGTTTCGGGCATACCAGGCACTTGGACAACGTGCGGCTCATAACGCACCCATGCCACGCCACGGCCTCCCAAAAACCGATCTTCCACGGCATAACGCATCGTGCTTCTAAAATCCGTGTAATGCTCAATCTCAAAGTCCAATGCACGCTCAACCAATAAAGATGCAACCCGACCAACGGGATCATTGTCACCAAACCTACGGCTAACATCGGCCTTTGGCATCTTGCTGTAAACAGCGGGGATCAAAGTTTGTACGTTTGACCAAAGAATATTGAATTTAGCGGTGTCATTGCCGCTTGCGCTTCGAGTGTCATCCCTGTAGCGCCTAATGATTTTTTTGGTGCGTGCTTCCCACTTTTTGAACTCATTGTCGTAAGTGGCTATGAGGGTGTTGTACTTGTCAACTTCCGTTGGGACTAATTCAGCCATTGTTGTTTCTTTCAGAAATTGCTTTTGCCTTGGCTCGGGCATCTTCCTTGGATGATGCGCCCCATGCCTTTAAAGCAAGTGCTAACCGAGTGGGTTCGCCATTCTTTTCCATTGGGCCACTAGTTGCGCCCATTCGTGCAAGGAAAGATGCACGCCTTGGGTTATCGCCCGACTTTACGGGCGGCTTGAGCTTGCCGCCTGTTTCCGTTTCATAACTCGCCCGCCCTTTAGCGTTCAACCCGCCTTCGGGGTTTTTTCCTTCTTTGCGAGTCCATGCGGCTGTCATTTGTTCTCAGGCTTTGCGGTTTTAGCAGCATCTTTGAAATCTTTAGCGGTAGGGGCATCTTTACTGCCCACTTTGTTCATTTTCTCGCCCGAACCCGCCTTGATCCGTTCTTGTTTTGCCAAAATGTTGGCATATAGTCCGGCTTTTGACATGATTAAGCCGAGAAGATGCCAACGGCAAACACTTCAACGCCCGCGCCTGTGGTGATCTTCCATGCGCCATTTCTTGATCGTGCATTAAGTTCAATGTCGTATTGACCGATGCCACCACCAGGAGATGCGGGCAACAACAAATGTGTAAAAGTTGTGCCATCAAGAATACTTACCGTACCCGTTGAGGGCGTTGACACGGTGCAAGCTAGGCGGTGAATGTAATCACCCGCTGCGCCCGTGCCACCCAACACTTGAGCCGTTTGGCTTGCGGCAACGTGCTCATATTGGTATGCGTAAGGTGTATTTATTCCACTCATATTCGATTACTCCTAGCGGTTTGTTTGTGGATTGCCCACATATCGTTCATTGTGACTTCGTTTTCGGGGCCAACAATCAACACTTTACTCGGATCGGGCGGTTTAATTTTGGGTTCTTCCCGCCAACTAATTGCCAACATCCTCATTGCATCCGAGGGGTGACTTGTCCAATCGTGCTTAGGCGTTTGCCTGAAAGCCTTTTTGTCCTCGTCATACTCACGCTGATACTGCCTCAACGCCTCTATGCCATCTGCGCACTTCTCCGCGTCAAACCAACATCTAGGCAATGCCATCCTCACGGCTTGTATGCCATCTTGAACGGTCAAACTAGGCACAATCGCCAAGTTGTTAATGCCCAAGTGCGTTGCCATTTGCTCAATCACCGACTTCCCACCGCTTGCCAAAGTTCTTGCCCTTGCATCATGCGGTAAGTAGTGTTTTCCGTAATTGTAGGGTTTTTCTTTGATTTTTGATACAAATTCTTCAATAGTTCCACCAGAAAGGGCAAAAAAATCAACAATATGGATTTCGCCCGCTATGACTTGATACCACCAAATTGCCGTGTCATCGGTGTGCCCTAAGTCCCAAGCCGTGTGTGTCTTGACCTCAATTTGATTCTCAACTTTAGTGATGCGCCCATCTTCGCTCACCTTGCGCATCTCCGTTCCCCATATCGCGCCAATGATTGCGGCCTCAAAGCTGCACTCATACTCTTGGAGATATTGATCTTCGGC